GTTTTCTTTTAACACAGGTATATTAAATTTCCATTTAGTAGTTACATCTAATAACTCCATAACTTCTTCAATGTTATTTGTAACTGCAGGATTTTTATCTTCACTAACACTAGTCTTATGTTTATCTATCATGCTAGTTATCTCTGCAAAGTTGGCCTCTTTACCATTAAATATTTCTGTAGCTTCAACTGCTATCCTTTGTGCAAGATCTCTATCGGATAAGATACGCATAATATCTTTTGCTATCTCTTTGCTAGGCTCTTGTACTTCTTTGATGTCTTCAACTAACTCACTAAACTTTTCTTTCGCAGCACGAGTTAATGCAGGATTAAATATTGCAGTATGTAAAGAATATAACTCATCAACTTTTATATCTTCTTCATATTTATCATGAGCCTTTTGTATTGTATCATACAGAGAACTTATGTCTCCAGAAAATACTGTTGGGGATAGTATACCTTTGTATTGTGTATAAAATTTTTTATTAAGCATAAGCCTAATCATCTGTTTTTCTATCATCCAACTCCTTTCTTAATATTAATTCTATAGCATCCATAATAGCCTGATCTCTTTGATTCCATTCAGATCTATTCATATCTTTTATATCATGTTTCCAAGAAACCCAGCTATCAAGAACTTCTTGTTTCATTTTCCTGTCCATAAAACATCTCCCTTATTTGTTCTGTGTTGTAGTATTTTAAGTCATCTTCTAACGGTTTAACTATTACATTGTCAAATCCAGATGATCTTAAATCTTTTGCCATATCATATGCTTTTGTCGTAGCATCTCTATCTAAACATATATATAAATCTTTATATGGTTTTAAGTGTGACTTTTGTATATCTTTTAATTTAGTACCCATGATTGATATGCCTGTAAGTATATTAGATACTGCACAAGCAGAAGGACAATCCTCTACTATTACTGCATCATTACATTCACCACATTTAAATGGTACATCTTTATTGCCGTACATGAACCATTTAGGAAAATCATTTTTATTTAATGATCTACCTACTGCACCAACTACTTTGTGTGATACCCTATTCTTAACTAAGAATACAACTCTGTTTTGTTTAACATCGTATTTAAAATCTGCTCTACCCCATGACCAAGACTCCCAACAATTATTATTGGATAACCAACGCATGGCCTTTTCGTTTGAGTATATTGATTGAAAGCTATCTGGTATTGTAAATTCTTTATCTTCTATGTGTAATGTTTTATTACCATGAAATACTCTATCTACATAATGCATATTCTTTTCCCCCTTGTGTTTACCTTTTGCGTTACATGATGCGTGGAAGCAGTACCACCCTATTTTATTTTCAGTTGTATCTATAGACAATGTATTTTTTCCATTACAGAATGGGCAATCCATTCTTGTTTGAGTTTCTGTTGGTATACCTAAACCTTTTATAACTTCTAACTGTTGTCTATAATTCAACCTGCACTTCCTCGTATGTTATTGTGTATCTATCTGTTGAATAAAAATCATTTGGTTCAACTTTCATTAAGTTATGATTAAGATAGTATGCTACGTTATTTTCTATTTTTTCTATTGTTGGTTCTGCCTCTAGTGGGATTATCGCTACTGCCTCTATCCCTAGTCCTGTTAATCTTACTTTGTATTTTTTCATCCTCTTCCCCCTTATCAGAAAAGTTTTCTTTTGTCAAATTATTTTTTCTTAGTTCCTTGTAATACTTTGGATGTTTCCATACGAACATTAACTTCCTCTAAAAATTGGTAGCACTGGCACAAATTTAACATTAATTTTTTTGTTAGTGCTTACTCGTTTATATTTTTTATACCATGATGTATCCCTACCTTCTTTCTTACACCATTCGTAGTGGTTTTCAAGTATTAATCTTTCATCTACAAATCTCATGATCCTACCTTCTCTACTACCTCTAACGTAAATGGCTTTCTTTAATATAGATACCTCAACATCATTAGTTTTGTATTCTCTTTTTAATGCTATTGCTATTGCACATTTATCACTGTCACATTGAAGGCCATTTTTTATATCTTCTTGTGTTACTTCTATAAATCTAATCATAGTTTTCCCTTTCTCTCTTTTCTAGTTACATGTGGTAGTTTAAGTATCTGATTACTTATGTTACCTTTCTTACTTGTCCAAACAATTAATGCATGATCATCATGGTCATTTGGTTTACCATCATATTTTTTTATGGCCTTCTTTAAACTCATAGCTTCAATATGCTTTTTATCTCCACCAGTTCGTATGAATGTATATTGCTTCATATTTTTTTTACTCCGTATTATCATAGTTGTTTAGTCGTTATGACCCCAACGACCAAAGGGGTCTGCTGAAAACAGCAAACAGTGCAGGCTTTTAGTTTGTAAGGCTTAGTACATTACTTACATACAGGTTCTAGCTTACCTATTCCACGTCTGGAATTCTTAAATTTTATTTATTAAATAGCTCTAACACATCCTCATCCCATAGGTCAACTGAAAAAGACTTACCGTTTAAATCAAATGAAAACTGTGTACCCATACCATCGAGGTATTGGCCTTGTCTATTTATCTTGCCACCTAATTCTTTTATAATTGTTTGTATTAATATTTTTGCTATCTTACCTTGTGTCATTTTTTATTATCCTGATAATATTGTGCATCAATTTTTTTAGATAAAAGATCATCTTTATCTTCTCTTATATTACAAGCCCAACCACTCTTTAACTCTACACCATCTGCCTCTAGTTTATCTAACATATTTAAACCTTCAACAATACCTTGTGCTGTATAAATGTTATCACAAAAACAAACTACATTTTGTTTTCCATTTTGTAAATCATACATCACTGCATTTTTCTTAGCATAGTAGTTACCCTTGTAACTATCTTTAGTTAGCATATCTTTTGTTATATATTGATCATCAAGTATCATTGCTTTCCTCCTTCTGATTGTAAAATCTTACACTTATCCAAATACCATTTTCAGTACAGCTTTGTATTTCCCATTTATGTGTAGGACATTCTTCTAACCATTCTTTTATTTCTTCATCATGTATCTCATCCATACTAATGTTCCTTGTAACTTACTTGTTTAATTGATCGACTCCAACAGGCACGACAACTACCACACTCACCATTTTGTTTTGGTGCAGGACATTCTCTACCTTTGTGTCTTTTATCTTTATGCACACCAGATGTCCACTTCCAAAACTTAGGGGGTGGACTATCTACTTTAGTAGCTGATACTCGTAGGCATAAATTCTTTGGTACATCTTCTTCTTTTATCTGATCTATAATCTTATACTCTCTAGTAGCTAACCAATATCTTATATGTGGTGTAAGTTCACACACCTCAAATATCTTCATCAAATGCGAGTAAGATTGTATATCTCCAGAGTCAAACCATCTGTGGTATCTCTTTGATTTTATTACGTTTTTATACTTCTGTGTAATAAGTTCTGCCATATAATCTACCCACTCTGGTAACTTTATAGCTTGATATCTTTTTTCATACATAGCTCTAACCATTGGGAATATATAACATCCCTTACCTGCATAACATTTATTACAGATAGTACCTTTTATTTCTGCTAGTTTACTTCCTGTCTTACAATATTCAATAGGTATACCCCACGCATACGAGGGCATCTTACTGGGATTAGACAGTGTGCCTATCTTTTTTTCTATATCTTTTAATTTCATATCTTTAATGCTAATTTTCTAATTGCAAATCTTAATTCATCTTTTGTTATGTGTCCAGATTTGTATCTGTCTGATAATTTATTATATAATTTTTGTATATGATCACGAGTTGTCCCTGCATGGTCACAAGCATCTGAACAAGCCTTAGTATAAAACCAATTTCTTGCACGTTGTATCTCTCCCATTGATAGGTTATGCCCTATACCTATTTCAAATGCATCTTCAAACGCTTGTTGTATTATACCTATCCATATCTTTTCTTCTGGTGTTTTTGATTTTGATTCTGTAAATACTTTTTCCATAATTATTATACCTTATTGAAACCATGTGTTGCACAGTAATATGTTTTGTTGATTATTATAACTGCTTTGGAATTACATTGATAACATAATTTTTCCCTTTGGTCAACTTGACGCATTGAATTATCTGTAAATTTATGATAAGATTCCCTGTCGTTGCAGGGGGGGTTAGTATATACTACATAGGGTTTACTCTTTATCTTCTTCCCATGATTTCTTTTTAAACAATTGTTCAAGATGTTCTCGCTTTCTTTTATTTTTTTCATACTCATTAATAATCTTATATGCAATTATACTAATTACAATAACTGCACATACATTATATATAAACATACCTAGCCCATGATAGAACGTCATATTATTTTCCTATTAGTTTAAAAACTTTAATGCCCATTTGGCTTTCATTTTATCTTCATTAAGTAATAGTTTAAGACTATTAAACTTAACTCTTTCAAACATAACTATTCTGAAGTTATTATTATCTATTAAATTATTAACAGTATAAACTTTTTTACCTACACTGAACCATAGCAACCTAGATACAGGAATATTCCTCGGTGCTTTTTTCATTAGATCATGCACTAGTATATTCTCATCAGGGTTAGTAGTTCTTTTCTTACCCTTACGTTTATACATAGTACCATCTAATTGTTTCCAAGTAGTTCTATATTTTAAATCAAACTTACCTGTTCTGTAACTACCATCTTTTTTAATAAACCCTGCACGGATTTTCTTAGCTTTGGTTTGTGTCATTAGTGTAATAATAAAGTTTGACACCTTACCATTTTGTACATCTGCGTATATCATATTATCCTTATTGTTGATTGATTTTTGGGGTAGGACATCTTAAGATTTATTACAAGTGTGCCGACCTACCCCCCTTGATTGTTATCGTATAGCCGTTCATCATTATGAAACTTATGATACGCTTTCTTTTTTTAGCACTAACAAAAAAGGGCAACCAAGTCTCCCTGATTGCCCTTTAATAATATAACATTAATTGACTTACGTCAATCCAT